GAAATAAGCGGCACTAAGTTTGGCCTGAATCCGCCAACGTTCCATGAAATCAAAAGTCTTGCCAGCCGACTTCATGAAATGAAAAATAGGAAGAGTTTTGCGCAAAGACTTCTCGATCATAAAAACCTTGATATGGCGAAAAACAATCGTGATTCAAGCGATCAGGAATATGGGATGGCATAGATTGAATATTGTGATTTCGGGATGTTTCGTAACAATCACATAAAATCTTTATAAATCATAAAGCAAAAAAAGACCGAATACTATATTAAAACTTTAAAAACAACACGTTATAGTAGGGCTTGGCGATAGAATGGCGACATAATTTCGAAGGCTTCTTTCATGATCTTGAAAATCAAATTAGGAAAAAAATAATTTTATCCGTAATAGTGTGATTTCAATGAATCATCATAAAACCACACTTTAGCAGGGGGGTTATATCTACTAATTTAACCGGGATTTTTGGCTAGACTTGCCTCAAGGAGGCTAATCTCCTTTGGTAATACGTATAAGTACGATATGAGATATTCGAGTAATTCCACCATTTGCTTAGCTATATCTTCATTAGGTTCGTTATCTTCATCAAAGTGAGCACCTAAATTCCCCCCCGATCTTATTGCATGAGACAGTGAAGATATTGGCTTCAATATATCATGATTTTTATTCGCAATATCTATCAATTGAAAAAGATTTTTTTTACGATGATTTTCATCAACAAGATATTTAAATATACCTTCTAATGTTCTTCTTGCTCCAACTGCAGTTGCCGGATAATTTTGAGAGTTTAATGAATCTACAGTTGACGAAAATGACCTAGCCAACGGAACAGGTATATCGTCATAAAAATTAGGATGTTGATAATTTTTCATGACAGGAGAAGGATGCATGAAAATAGACTTTGGTTTTTTATCTGGCTTTGCAAGAAGCCCGTAAAAATTAACATCATCTACAAAGATCCAAAAGCCAACTTTTTCACTGCAACCCGGACATTCAGATGTAGCAGAAAGAGTACATCTAGTCTTATCAACCAGTAAATCGGTAAGGATATATAATCCAATAGAATTACAGTTAGGGCAGGTCGCGCTTATCGTCTCTGGAATTAATGGCCCATATTCCCTTGAAAAACTCCCTTTATCTTGGTAGTTACCCCATTTTTTAACGGATGACTCTAATAATTGCTGCATGTAAACTCCTTTTAAGTACACTTGGTTATAGATTTAATTAATTAAAATACTTTCATTAGATTTCGAAGTTTATACTTAAATTCAGCATACTTTTATTTAAGCATTGTCCTCAAACGTTTTCGCAACCACTCCAACTGGAGTCACTTCATCAACATTGCATTCAAAACTTGACGACTTGCCAGCAATTTTAATTTTGTTGCCTGGAAGTCTGGTCACGTCATAAACATCAAAATTATCATCAATATCTATAAACCATCTTCCGTTACTAATATTTTTCTTGCTTAAATCGATAAGCCAAGATTTCGATGTTGATTCAATTAAAAACGGCTCTAATATTTCGTCAGTAAGAAATGAATTATCAAAATAAAAAAATCCATTCTCTGTAAGTTTACCGGCTGACAGTCTGCTTTTTGCAATTTTTCTAAGCTGAGAACAGTCAGAAATAAGATCAATGCTTTGTCGGTTTGCCTTATCTTTACCCATCGCCAGCCATTCCAACGAAACACCGGTATCTAGAGCACAAGTTACAACAACATCGCCTGGGAAATAATTACGGCGTACCCAAGTGCTTACTGTGCCGGATGAAATATTCAAATGTTCGCATAGCTGTTTTTGCAAAGTGAAGCCATAGGCATCAAGAATGCGCCGCAGCACTGGCTTACCACCACTTGCCATAATCTCTTGATAGAGGACGCTGCCCGAAGTTCTTTCTGCCGAAAAACTATAACTTGCATTTGCAAGCTTGCCTGAAACTAACCACTGTAAATCAACACCAGTGTCTAACGCACATTTGATAATCGCATTACCTGGCACGCTGTCTCGTTGTGTCCAACCACTAATGTTGTTTGCTGGAATGTCCAGTGCTGCAGCTAAGTCTTTCTGAGTATTGACGCCGTAAGATGACATCAATCTTTCAAGAATCTGAGCGCTTCTGCCCTTCTCTTCAATCATAAAAAACCCGATTAGTGATAAATAATCATTTATCAAATCGCTTTTACGATCTAAAGTGCATTCACACCACATGACACACGATAGAACACAAACGATTTGAGGAGATATTGCGTTATGCATACTGAAAATGCAAATAGTCAGAACGCATTTGACTTAGTGCAATCTCAAGAATTTATTGCCAATGTCGCAGCGATTTTGATGCCAGCCATCAGCGAAGCGGTGAGCGACGCTGTAAACAAAGCCGTAACGCTGGCTACATCCCCAACAATGTCTAAGCAGGACTTTGCTGCAGCCAACCGTATCAGCCTGTCAGTGCTGGAGAAATGGATTGCTAACGGTGTAGTGCTGCTCGCCCCTACCCCATCTTTCACCTATACGCAGAACCGCACCAATCGTAAGACAGGCGAAGTGGTAGAAACCACCATGACCAAACATGGTAATCCGCTTATCAATGTTGCTGCATGGCGTGAAAAGAACCGCCAGCAGGCAATCAAATGCCGCTACATCAAACCATAACTTGATTTTGCAAGTTAAGAAGGATCTGAGCATGTTTGATTTCAAGGTTTCTACCCATACCCATTACGACGATGCCTGTCGTAAATTCGCGTTAGCTCACAATATGGAAGATGTAGCTAAGCAGTCCGGCATGCGTGCGCAAACCCTGCGTAATAAACTGAATCCAGACCAGCCACATCAGCTTACCGTCTTAGAGGTTTTAGCCCTAACCGATGTCACTGAGGATGCAACGTTAGTTGATGGCCTGCTGGCGCAAATTCAGTGCCTCCCCTGTGTGCCGATAAACGAAGTCGCTGATGAAAAATTTCCCCTGTACGTCATGAAAGCTACTGCAGAAGTCGGCCAGTTGGCAGCTGGGGCAACCTCTACAGAACCTATGACTGCCAATTGTAAACGCGGCCTGCTGCAAAATGTTAATAGCGGTATTCGCTGCTTAACACTGGCCGCAATGGCAGTACAGGCGCGTATTCAGGCTAACCCGGCACTGTCCTCAACTGTCGATGCTATCAGCGGCATCGGTGCATCATTTGGCATGAGTTGAGGGGTAATCATGATCTCATTAGCAGCAAGGCTTAAACGCCAAAGCCCATCCATGTCATACGGACACGGCTGGATCATGGGAGAAAACGGTAAGCGCTGGAATCCAGTAACGCCGTCAGCTTCAGAAGTCAAAGCACAGGCATTACCCAAGAGGAGCAAATCATGGCTATCGAAGGCGATTCCATGCTGGTCGAACTGACAGCCGGTCAACGTGTTGCCGCGCTGAATCATGTTGCTCTGCTTCGGGCTCAACTGATGGGCAGTAATTGCGAAAAAGATGTAGCCCGTTTTATTGCTGAAATGCGCGATGTTACTGACAGCAATTATCAGGATAACAAACGTGCTTTAAGTGCCATTTTCTTTCTGGCGAACATCGGTAAAGACCGGCACTCAGCCGATTTTACTGATCTCACTACTGATGAAAGAAACGCACTGATTCGCGCAATGAACCACCTGAAAGCTGTTGTAAGTTTGTTTCCAAAACGAATGACTCTTTCAAACTAAATAACCAAAGCAATTAATTGGCGTAAACCCGCCGGGATTCACTTTGCCTGAATAAAGGAAAATCACATGCTGAATAAATTATCTGGTACCACTAAGCCTGGTTCCTGTATCGAACTCGATATGATGCTGAATGATGCGCGTCGCGAAGAACGCCGCGGTCGTGCTGATCTCATGATATCCCGCCTTAACATCCTGGCCTCGAAAATTCGCCGCGAAGAATTAACCCATGTCGAAGCTGCCGAGCTACTTAATCAGGAAGCGGAAAAAATCCAGGCACAGATTGAGGAGGCGCACTAATGACTGACTCAATGGACATCGTACAGCAGCGCACCGACGAAATGCTGGCTCGCAACATTGCGAATATCGTCAATCGCGCGCCTGCTGTAAGCGCCTCATTTTGTGAAGACTGTGATGCCCCAATTCCTGAAAAGCGCCGGCGCGCGTATCTGGGTGTAACTCGCTGCGTTTCCTGCCAGGAAATTGAGGAAACTCGCAGTAAACACCGGCAGGGTAATTCCTGATGCATGAGGAATTTGCTTACCCGTGGAATGCTCCACGGGAAGCAATCGCCAGCCCGTACCCCACCTATGAGGAAATGCACAGCCGCAGTCAGATGATTGAGGCTTTAGTGCGTGCGCAGGAACTACTCGAAAAACAGCCGACGCTGATACAGCTCGACGTTAAACGCCGCGTCAGTGTTCTGGAAAAGACGCAGGGAACAGCCCGCGCCAATGCGTACTTAACAAAGACATTTGTTGAGCGCACATTGCCACGCGTTGAAACCGTAAACGCTCGATATCGTCTCGGAGAGATGACCAGCGGCACGTTTAACCTGCTGGCCGGAAATTCCGCGAAAGGAGCTGACGCTGCCAGTGCAGGTGGTCAGCTGTGGGAGCTGATGCGCCGCTTTAACCGCCTGCCGGATATGGCTCGCGCCGACGTCGATTTGCTTGCCGGAGATGTAGCTAATTTCATTCTCGCCGAGCTGGTACAGGCACACGCGCAGGCCATTGACGAGTCAGATTACAAATACACACACCGCGTTTACATGACCGCCGCCACCATCACTCGCGAGCTGAGCCAGACGCCGCCATTATGGGATAAAGTCACGTCACGGCTGTTTGACCCGGAGGAAGTTACCCCGGCAATCATGCGTATGCAGACGGAAAAATGGTGGAAAGGCCGACTGCGCCGCTTGGCCGCATCATGGCGTGAACATCTTCAGATTGCCCTGGCTAACGTCAGTAAAAAGCACACCCCCTACGCCAGCAGCATGACCGTTTCAGAGTGGCGCGAGCAGAAGCGCCGCACCCGTGAATTTTTGAAGGGGATGGAGCTGGAAGACGAAGAAGGCAACCGCATCAGCCTGATCGAGAAATACGACGGCAGCGTGGCCAATCCGGCGATTCGACGCTGCGAGCTGATGACCCGTATTCGTGGCTTTGAAAACATCTGCAATGAAATGGGCTTTATAGGCGAGTTCTACACGCTAACCGCCCCGGCACGCTATCACGCCACAATCAAAACCGGGCATCGTAACCGCAAATGGAACGGTGCCAGCCCGGCCGACACGCAGCGTTATCTTTGCAGCGTCTGGCAGAAAATCCGCGCCAAGCTGCACCGCGAAGAAATCCGCATCTTCGGGATCCGCGTTGCTGAGCCTCATCATGATGCGACCCCGCACTGGCACATGCTCATGTTTATGCGCCCGGAGCAGGCTGAGCGCGTACGCGAGATTGTGCGCGATTACGCCTGGCAGGAAGACGGCAGCGAGCTGACAACGGAAAAGGCCCGTAAGGCCCGTTTTCACGCCGAGGCTATTGACCCGGAGAAAGGCAGCGCGACGGGTTACGTTGCTAAATACATTTCCAAGAATATCGATGGCTACGCGCTGGACGGCGAGACGGACGACGAAAGCGGCAAAGACCTTAAGGAAACCGCCTCAGCCGTTTCTGCCTGGGCGGCACGCTGGCACATCCGTCAATTCCAGTTTGTGGGCGGTGCGCCGGTCACGGTTTACCGTGAACTGCGCCGCATGGCAGACAGCGAAACCGCGCACGGCCTGAGCGTTGAGTTTGCGGCCGCGCATGACGCCGCCGACGCAGGAGACTGGGCCGGATACGTTAACGCGCAGGGTGGCCCATTTGTGCGCCGCGACGAGCTGGCTGTGCGCACCTGGTATCAGGCAAGCGAAGACATGAATGAGTACGGAGAGGAAACCGTGCGTATCAAGGGTGTTTACGCAACTGAAGTTGGCGACGATACGCCAATTTTAACCCGTATGATGCAATGGAAGATTGTCCCGAAACGTGCCGTTGATTTGGGTTTTGAAATTAAGGACGCGCCCGCGTCCTCTCGGAGTTCTGTCAATAACTGTACGGAGCCAGCAGACTCTGAAGCTGCTATCGATTTCTCTAAGCCCCCTACTCGCGCCGAGCGTAGAAGGATTCTTAAGCGATTAATAGAAAAGCCAGCACAGGTGCAACCTGAGCCGAACAAATATCACTATGAACTGAGTCTTTACGCAGAACGGGAGGCTTTGAAAAAGAGTTTCTTTGAGATCTCCAGGTTGACACTGTCCGACGGTGAAGCTGTCCGCATGATGAAAGGTCACAAAATCAAAGTTGGTGAGCTTTCTTACTGGAGCGGTACAAGCGGGTATCTCTTCCATAGACGTCGCAAAAATGCCGCCCCATTAAAGCGCTTCAATGCACTAGCGACAAAAAGAGGCATACAGTTGCCTGATTAATAAAACGGCAGTCGGACTAATCTGAGCCGCACGATTGTTTACGATTTTAGTTCATCATGATACTGTTTATACATACAGTATATTTTGACTAGAAGGAGTTAATCATTTGATGAACATAGATAATCTAAGTGAAACGGTTGCACGCATTCAGTTCATTGCTGACGTATCGCTGATCGCACATTGCAAAGAAGATGAATTAAAAATGGCACTGTCGATGATCAGCGACATGGCAGGGACAATCGACACAGCTATTTTTGAAGCCGCTATTTACTGCCAGGCAGAATGATTAAGACCTCCTTCCCTACCCTTCACTAGCCACCTTTCAGGTGGCTTTTTGCTTCTGCATCAAAGTGCATTTGCTTGCATGAATCCGCATGATCCAAATTGGATCGCTATGTGTTTGTAAGGCCAGAGCCGGCGCGCTCAGAGGTGGTACATGCAGATGCATCAAAAGCGATAAATAAAGCGGGCAGGCGTGGCGGGGATAGCATTGCGCGCAGGCATTGAGCAAGTTAACAATTGCTTATGCATTTGGTAACTATGCATACAAATTGGAAGCTCTCACCAGTTTACTCACATCAGATTTGAAGCGATTAGGGCCATACATGAAGGATCTTTGTTTGCTTAGGACTCACTACATTCATCATTTTGAAATGAAAAAAGCCATAGACAGCTATCCCATTGATTAAGCTGATTTTTTAACTTTCTGAATTTATGACTTAGAATGCTTTACCAAGTATCATCCCTTTAGGTATTCTGTAACTATTATAGTTTATAGAGTTGCACAAAATGTGTGCTCTTAAATCGATATCATAGGAATATATTTTGTCGCTAAATTTATTAAGCTTATTTTGTGGGGCTGGCGGGCTGGATTTAGGCTTCACTAATCAAGGTTTCAATGTGAATCTAGCTATTGACCTCTCACAAGCGGCAATTGATACTCATAGAGCAAATTTTTATGGTTCAAATGCTCAAACTCATGATCTTTTAGAATTGGGGATACCTGGTCTTTTGGCATTATGCAAAGAAAACTTTGATATTGACGAACCAATTGGAATTATTGGGGGTCCACCTTGTCAGGGTTTTTCTCGTGGAAACATTGGATCGTCCAAAGATGACCCTCGTAACCAATTGGCTCTATTTTACATACAAGCAATCTCAGCTCTTAAAAAAACATTTAACATCGAATTTATTGTATTTGAAAATGTTCTTGGGATTCGAGATAAAAAACATCAAGATATTTATAATGAAATTATAGATTCGTTAAATAATTTATCGTTCGAAGTTTCCGAAAATGAACTTAACGCAGCGAATTTCGGTGTACCTCAAATTAGAAAACGCATAATAATTATTGCGATTAAAAAAAGAGAATCTAGCAATAAAATTTCGTTTTCGAATTTAACTACGCATAAGACAGTGAAAGAAGCAATATCTGGCCTTCCAGAACCAATCTTTTACGAAAAAGGAATTTTACCTAGTGATATTCCTTATCATCCCAATCATTGGACAATGAAACCAAAATCAAAAAAATTTCTGGATACTGCATCTTTTCACAATAAGAATAGAAGTTTTAGGGCGATCAGTTGGGATAAACCAAGCCCCACTGTAGCATATGGCAATCGCGAGATACATGTGCACCCAGATAAAAAGAGAAGACTGTCAATACATGAGTCCTTACTTCTACAGGGTTTTCCAAAAGATTTTGTGTTGAGTGGAACTCTCTCTCAACAAGTTACCCAAGTATCTAATGCCGTTCCACCTCCGATGGCTGAGGGAATAGCAAAAGAAATCAAGAGAGTTATAAGGAGAGCATAATGAATACAGAAAATAAGCTTATTAAAGATTCACAGGAGCTATTAGGTAAACTTAAAGCTCATGAAGAGCAAGTTTTTTCTACAAAATTAAAAACAAACGAAAGAGTTCTTGCTAGAGTTACCGACGGTATTTACAGGGAGCCTGTCTCAGCTCTACGAGAGTTGATTTCAAATGCCTTTGATGCAGATGCGGAAAACGTATTTATTACCACTGATGCCCCACGATTTAAAAATATTAGAATTGAGGATGATGGTCAAGGAATGAGCGTGGAGACGCTAGTTCATGTGATACATAACATTGGGGGGAGTCTTAAGAGGACATCTAACGGAGAGTTTTATGGTGTAACTGGTTCGAATGGTAATTATAGTCCGAAAGGTAGAAGGTTGATTGGAAAAATTGGTATTGGATTGTTTTCTGTATCTCAATTATCTCAAAACTTCCAAATAATAACGAAAAGATCTGGCGATAATTTCAGAACTGTGGCCACGGTCGCATTACAACAATACAATGAAGTTGATGAGAGGGAAGCTGATCAAGAATATGAGTCAGGAAACGTCAATATTTGGAAAGAAAAAGTCGAAGATTTAAACTCACATGGTACAACTATTGTTCTAAATAATATAAGAGTACAAGCAAGAGAAACATTAACAGATAAAAGGTTCTGGCGAGATTTTGATATTAATCAAAACGAAAGTCAACTAAAAAAAATAAAACCGCCTACCCCTAAGAAGTACTATATCGGCCGACTGGAGAATGGCAAAAATGCAGAGGAAATTCTTCACAGTATAAATAAAGATGGAGTATATCAGTCTCTACCTTGGGATGAGGGGACGGCTGATGACGAAAAGTTTTTACAAATGACTAAACGTGTCTGGGATGAAACCTTAAAGTCCAATCAACGTCCCCAAATTGAAAAGCTTTTTGACCATTATTTTTATATGCTCTGGAGATTATCACTGTCGATCCCTACAAATTATGTAAATGGGGATATATTTGATACAACTGATCCTGACAAGTACTTATGTTACCATTTATCAAATCTAGCAAAAGAGCAAGCTAAAAAGTTTGATTTTGAACCTGGGAAATCCATACGTGAAACCTTAAAAATTGAAAAAATTAATGACAATGAAAAGTTCAAGGTTTCAGTAGATAATATAGTTTTAAAAAGACCAATACTATTTGATGACTTACCCAAAACAAAGGGAAGAATAAACAAGCCTATGGTTTTTTTTGGTAAATATAGCGAAAACTTTGGAGGTAAACCCGCCACACTCTCAGCCGGCGAACTAAAATTCCATGCATATCTTTTTTGGAACAACAAAATAGCACCTGTTGAACATCGCGGCGTTCTCATTCGAGTATTTAACGCAAGTGGTACGCTTTTCGATGAAACTTTTTTAGATTATCAAGTTCAAGAAATCAATAGATTAGAACAAATAACGTGCGAAATATTTATTGAAAAAGGTTTTGATAGCGCTCTTAACATTGATCGTGAGTCTTTTAATTACTCTCACCCGCATGCAGTACTACTTACTCGCTGGTTACATAATTCATTACGTCAACTGACAAACACTCAGAAATCTTTAGCTAGCTCAGCAAGAACTGAACAAAAAACGCAAAATTTAGATTTAGCTATAGATGGCATTAAACAAATAGCGCAAAAGGTCTGGGATTCTAACCATGAGTCTAGCTTGATTTCTAAACCCTCAGTCGATTTTGTAAAAGAAAATACTCAGATCTCAATAAATGACGGTCAAGAGGAAGACGAAGAAGAAGGTTACACTGATTACTCTTTAAATAGAGAAATACTCAATTTTAAATCTAATGAGCGAAATACACAAAATGAAAAGCATCGCATGCGTATTTTGGAAGAAAAGCTTAAGGCTATTGCAACAGTATTAATAAGTTATGGCATATTTGACTTGGTACCTGTAGATAAAAGGGATGAGATGCTTCGTGCAATTTATGAGATTGTTCAAGTCGAGGGAAATGATAATGCATGAATATCTAGATGATGATGATCTATTATCAGAAATAGTTGGCGATGAAGAATCTCCTCCAATAACTCGATTGGTTAAAAGTGATTTTCAACCTTGGCATCTGCCCCGTAAGCAGTTCGTTAGAATTAAACAATGGATTCAATTACTTGATAGAAATAAAAGAAAGATATTAGAAGGTGGTGACAGATTAAAATACCTTAGTTTGCCAGGGGATGACTTGTTAGACTTACGCGTCATTCACGATGATTTTTGTATTAAAAATAAAGTTAAACTTAATTTCTTAGGATTTAATCGCTTTCCTAATGATACAAGTCACCCAAGACACTATGACATCAATCTTTCACTCGTCGAAGTTAAAGAAAAAGATTTAGTTGATAATGAGTCGCAAATCATTAACTACGATATCAATCAAATTGGTCTTAAAGGTTCGCCTGCTAATGTTGAAGCACGAAAGCATGCTCCCTTTGATGTGATAAATCTTGATTTCTGCGATAGCATTTTTAACACTAAAGAAGCAGGTCATAATACACATGATCTTTTGAACGAAATGCTTTTCATTCAGTCAAGCAAACGAAGCCCTTGGTTGATGTTTGTTACTACCAGAATTGGCGAAAAGTATTGTGATGAACAAATTATCAGTAAATTAATGCAGTGTTTTAAGGAAAATCTAACACATATAGAGTTCTCTAATGCTGCTAAAGAAAAATTGGGAGTTATTGATATTGATGATTTTGAAGAGTCTATGAGTGAACATGATAAGCATGCTAACATAACATTAATCTCTCTTTTAAAATGGTTATTGACCCGCTGTTTTAGCTATAATCCAAAATGTAAAATCGAGTTAAGTAGCACTATGTCATATATGGTTGAGAAAGACTCAGCTGGGTTTGATATGGTTTCATTTGCATTATTATTTACACCTGTTGTAAATATACCAGTAGATAGATTTGCTCTTGTTACTGAAAGTTGTCCTGAACCTGAATTAACTGAGCCTACTTTGGCAGTTAATTTTATTGATAGAATTCTATCTAGGAAAGATTGCGATGCAATTTTATCTAGCGATGAGGGGTTGCAGGAAAATATGATTAATCAAACAATTGCGCTTCTGTTGAAAGCAAGATACGATATAAATAATTATAGAGCATGGGTTAAGTCACACTTTTCGTCTAGCGCACATTAATAATTAAATAAATAAGAGGCAAGCAAAGAGTTCCTTGCTTCTTATTTTTTAAAATAAATCATTAAGTGTCAATATTAATGTTTTTATTATATAGCGCCTGTTTGGTTGTGGTTTAATAAAAAATAAAGCATAATTTTATAATCATGCAAGAGGCCGTAATCACTTAATCAAGTTGCATGTTTTAGATAAGAAGCAGCCATTGTTTTACGCCTCGAAACTTATAATCCCATTAGTTAATTAATAAAGTTAAACAATGTTCCCTTCCAGTTGATAAGGCCGAAAAGTTATTATTTCCTTTCCTATCCACATATTTATCTCCTTAAGCCGTTCCTGCAGCGGTGTCAGTTCGTTACGCACAAATACCTGAGACGCTTTCACCGCATCCCCAAACCCGCCGGAGTTGTCCGGAATAATTCCCATCATCTGCGGCGGTACGCGGTGCGCGCTGAGCAGGTCGTCACGGCTGGCCTTCTTGATGTTAAAGAAATCGTCTTTCGTCGCCACTTCACTGAGCGGCAGAATCTTGATCCCGTCCGGCTTGCCGTTCGGCGCATACATGAAAAGGTTGCGGAAGTTGCCCAGGCCTTTCGTGTCACGCATCGCCTGGCGCATCCGGTCAACGTCGCTGCTGCTCTGCGCCGCGTCGGTCATATACAGGATGTAACCAGCGTGCGCGCCGTTCTGGTAATACTTGCGGCGGAACAGGGTCGCCGCCTCATTCAGCCAGGCGGAATTAAGCGCGCTGAGGTATTCCGGCAGGCCGTAAAGTTCCTGATTAATATCCGGCTCCAGCAGGTGAAACACGCTGCCGGCTGAAAACTCATGCGGCTCTTTCCAGTCATTCACAAACCAGTAAACACCATCCTTCACGCCTCTGCGGGTGAATTTAGCTGGGGTGGTCTCAAGGCGGAGCGGCTTACCCAGACCATTGCGGCGCAGCTCGGCAAAGGCGTTACCGAAGACCAGATAATCCAGCGCAAACTTGCTGAACTCCTGCTGGCTCATCATCGGATGCGGGATAAACGTCGAGGCCAGAATGTTGCGCTTTACGTAAATCGGCGAGCTGTGATGCACGGCCGAGCGCAGGCTCTTAGCCAGCCCGTTAAAGCTGACCGGCGGCTCAAACCAGCGTCCGTTACCGATGCACTCAGCGTAATCCAGAATGTCGCGCTTATCCATTACCGGCGTCGGATCGCCAAAGGTAAATGCCTCGGCGTGCTGCTGCGTTGCGGTTGCCTGTAACGGCTGCGCGGTGGCGGTGTGAGCCTTGCGGCCTCTGCGTTTGCTCATCAGTAAAATTCCAGAATTGAGGGATTAGCGCCGCCGCTGGCTGCGGTAAGCGGTTCGTTTAACAGTGCGTGCATGATTGCCCAGGCAACGTCGGCGTGGCTGGCTTCTTCGCTGCGGCTCGCCTCATAGGTTGAGCGGTTTCCGCTGGCCGTCATGGTTTTGCGGATAGCCATAAACGACTGCGTGATATCCGTCGCCCCGGCGTCATACTCAAGCCGCCCGCTGCTGATAGTGTCTTTCGCCTTCAGCACCATTGCGGTTTTCACTTCCGGCGAGTATTTGATCTCACGCGCGGCGGGGTAAAACTGGCGTACCAGCTGAAAAACCCCCTGGCCGATGCCAGTGGCGTCCACGCCGATATATTCCACGGTGTATTTTTTCGTTAAGTCCTCGATAGATTTCGCCTGCGCGGCAAAGTCCATGCCCCGCCACTGGTGACGCTCCAGCACGCGGAATTTACCGCCCGCAACCAGCGGCGGCGCGATAACCGTACAACCTGCGCTATCGCCGGTGTGCGACGGGTCATAGCCGATCCAGACCGGCCGGTATGCAAACGGGCGCGGCAGGTACGGGTTAAAGTCTTCCCACTCTTCCAGGCTGTCGATCATGCAGCTCTGCAGCTCGGCAAACGGGAACACGCTGGCCTCATCATCGA